TTCCTGGAATATTAGCTGCTTGACAAAAATAAGTTACCTCTGGAAGTTTGGATAAAGTAAACTTAAATCCAACTGGAGAAAGTAAACTGATATTTGCTGGTAAATTTTGCATTGCTGACATAGGTACGTTCCTTTCTCTATTATTTAGTCAGCATAAAAAAAGGGGCGGACACAAATTGTGACTCGCCCCTTTGATAGAACCAATTGGGTCCCCCTCTAGAATTACATCAGGTTAGAAACCTTAACAATTCTGTAGTAGTAGTTGGTTCCGGCTGCAATTGTTCCTGCACTAGAAGCAGTTGCAAATGGATTTCCTACCATACCGTAGCGGGTTTTAAAACCAATCTTAGGCTGGAATGAATTTTCACCAACCGCACGCACCATTTGTAGTGGTACATATGGGCAGTAGAAAATACCTGCGTCATAAGCACTGGCTCCTTTATATCCAACAACAAAGAAATTTGTTGCGGATGAACTGAAATATGGATCTACATAAACTTTGTAGCGACCATTCAGTGTACCAACAAAGGAATTACCTGTGTCATCAACTCCTGATCCGTCCATCACGCCTGCCATAGCAAGTGCGGATGCGACATCTGAGGAAGTGAGTATGACGTTACCTTTACCACGTCGTGTTGCTTTTGCGACTGCATTAGCTTCACGCTCAATCTGGAACATCAAACCTTTGAATTTCTCAACTGACCAACGGCCATTAGAGTCTGTGTCAAGGTCAAAAATACCAGAACTTGTGGTATTATGAGCAGCACCAGTTGTAGCAGCAAAATAGATGTTGTGAACAACCTCACGGTTAATCTCTGCAAGAATTTCTTGTGAGAGAATATTTGCGAGTTCTGTTTCAGCATCTAGACCATGAACAGCTTTCAGGTCTTGAGACAATTCCATTGAATATTCACCCTTCAATGCTCTTGTCTTTGCTGTAACGGCAACTCTCTCAATTGAGAATGCCATTTCCTGGAAATCATCTCCATGAGTTCCAGAAGTTCCAGTAATACCCAAGCCTTCACCAGCAGCAGTTGCAACGCCGCCAGCTACATTGTCTGCAGAACCACCTTGAGCAAAGTCAGTACCGGCTGAGCCTGCACTTGCTTGTGTTCCAGTAGTTGCTGCACCAGCATGTGTAACATCAGATTCATTGTAGAAACTTTCAGTACCGGTTGATTGTGAATCATAACGTGCTCTCATTGCGAAAATAAGTCCTGTAGGTCCTGTCATAGGCTGGACACCACAGATATCATACGCAATAAGATTAGGCATTGCTCTGCGAAGCATCGAAATCAAGACAGGATCTTGATACTGGATAACACCAGATGCAGATGCTGTAGCAGTAGCGACAGTTGGAGTTGCCTCTGTCAACATTCCCCAGGAATCTGACGAGCCTTGCTCCTTCATTGCCTTTTCTTGGTTTTCCAGAAGGACAGCTGTCACAGCCCTTCTGTACGGGTCTTTAATCTCGGGCATATCATCATGATCCAAGACCGGGCCCCATTTTTGTTGAAGTCCTTCAGCTAGATACATTTTTATCTCCTAAAGTTGTTAAAATGTTTAAAAGTTATAGTAAATTAAAAATTAATTATGTCTTTTCATTGCATTGACATAACGACTAATAGATGGATCAATAGTCTCCCCTGTCTCTTCATCTGTTTCAGTATTTTCTACTTCTTCAGTAATTGTTTGAGGAGTATCACTTGTCTTCGGAAAATAATTTTCCTTTAATACTTCAAGCTTCTCTTGGTATTGAGAATCGTCTTCATAATCGATACCATCTGCAAGTTTTGTGAGTTTTTCTTTTTCTGTTTCAGCAAGTTCTTCCGAAACATTTCTTAAAACCTCTTCCCTTTTGAACTTAGCAAGTTCCTTTTTGACATCCACATTAGTATTAATGGATTCATCAAGTTGCTTTTCAAGTTCTTCGACTTTTCCAAAAAGATCATCAACTAAGTCAACTTTCTCTTCTGGAATGTCAATATAATGCTCTTGAAAAAGGTTTTTAAGTCCGGTCATAAAATCTTCTACGAGTTCCGAACGAATTCCTTTTTCTAAAGCTATTTCATTGTCTTTCATCCACTCTTCTACAACGTAATTAAGATAACCATCGACTTTTTCAGACATATTGGTCATATATTCGTCTTTAGCTTCAGAAAGTTCTTTTTTGTATTCATCTTCAAAAACTTGCAGTCTCTCATTTACCTCGGAAATAACTTTAGTTGATACAGCCGCTTCAAATATAGTAGCCGCTTTAGTCTTAAAATCTTCTGAAAGTTCTTCCCCACTAACAATGGCATCAATGTCTTCTTTGACATTAATTTCTAGGTCTTCCTTACTGAGTTTCTTCGATTCTACTGGTTTTTCTTCTTCATCGCCTTCTTCCTCTTCCTCATCATCATCTTGTTCAGAAAGAGTAGCTCCTATAATTTGAGCAAAAGAATCCTGAAGTTCAGATTTCTTCATTGTATTAAGAGAATCATAGATAGCTTTCATCATTCCTGCTTTTGTTTTAGGAATTTCGACAGCTTCTTCTACCTCTTCTTCATCTTCTTCTTCTTCACCTTCTTCTTCATCATCATCTTCTTTTACTCGAGCTTTGGCTTCGTTGATTTCTTCGTCTGAAGATTCCACAGCTTGTTGCTCTTCTTCCAGTTCTTCAGACTGTTGTTCCAAAATTTCTTCAGACATTGAAAATCTCCTGTGTGTTTAAAATAGATTTCTTAGTATTATTTATAAAAATATAAACTTACAAATTGACAATAAAGTCTTCAAATGCTTTAGTAAGGGTCTGTTCCCTACTCTTTCTTGAAGCTTTCTCTATTTGATTTTTATATTCTTGTATTTTAGTCTCTTTTAAAAGACCGTTATCCCAAATCCACTCCTTGCCTTCCATAATTCCAGCAACAAATGCATCGGGTGCCGAAGGATCAGCAACAATATCAGCTGCAGTAGCAAGATAAAAATCTCCCTGCACCTCTTGAATACCATCCTTTACAGGTTTTAATGAACCCATTCCTCTCGATGAAACTCCTAATCGAGCTCCTTCATCAATCAGATTCTTTACAATTTTTCCATACGGTGTATCCAGAATCTTTGCTCTTCCCATAAAATTCTGTTCAACTTCTTGTAATTCTTCAATCATATGTGAAACCCGTTCCAAATTAACTGTTGGACCGTCTGGATGACCCAGCTCACCAAATGCTCTTTTCTTCTGAATAAATTCCGTATTATATCTTTTTGCTTCTTTTTGAAGAATTTCTTGGGGATAGATTCTACCATTTCTATTCTTCGTATTGGCTTGCATAAAAATACCTTCAATAAAATAATTCTTACCACCCTTCTTTGTAGTTTCAGTAAGAAATTCTACATTAGATGCTTCTTCGCTAATAAGTTTCATAGTATCTCTCCCTATTATCCTTCTGGATTTTTAACATGCATACGTTGTTTAAACGCATCCTTCATTCTTTTTCTAATTTCTGGTTTAAGCCTTTTTTCCCATTTACTACCCATTCTCTGTACTTTCATATCGGCTTTCTTTTCTAACCCCGCTTTAACACCAGCAGATGCTGTCTTATATATTCCCATCTTATCCACTATATGCATAGCTTTAGTTCGTACCGCTTTCTTAATCGCTCTCTGAACCTTTTCTGGAGTAGGGGGTTTCCTCATAGAAATCGCCCGCTTTCTCGCTATAATCTTTGACTTCTTTCTCATAGTCAAAGATTTTTTCATTCTTTGCTGTGTAGTTAGTTCAGCTATAAATTCAGTGTAGGTTTTCATCTCTACCGCTTCTGAAGCTCTTGTTTTCTTTCCTTCGCACGTTGAGCTGCACCAGCACCACCTGCTACTGAAATATCTCTACCTGTCGCGGTTTTGCCTTGTTTCGCCATGCGGTCACCCTTCTTTTGAAGCATTTTAGCACCAGAACTTCTCCTGTACTTTTTCATATATGCTTTTTTCTTCTGTTTATTTTTTCTATATTCTTGCTTGGCTTTCATTCTATCACCGGAAGTTTTTTTCTCCCGTTGACCTATTGTAATTTCTACAAGACTGTCTATTAATTCTTTAAAAGTTTTCATTAGTGATTCCCTGTTCTATATGCATCATAACCAAGACGCGCATTTTGCTCAAAGTTTGGTAAATTAAATCCAGAAACTTTTTGTATTTCTAATCCTATTAAATAAGTATCACCACTAGCAACTCCAACAGTAGTTACTCCAAGATCTCCCAATACTCCACTGGAATTACCTGCCGCGGCACCCATTGTTAAAGAGCTTCCAAATACTTCTGCTAGATTCCATGCTCCAGTTGAACCACCCCGTAAATACATAAGAGTTTGTTCTGTTCCACTTCCGTCAAAAAATATTCTACAATGAGTAATACCAGATGCTAAATCCCACCATATATGTCTAAGATTAACTTCTTTAGCTGTAATTGCTAATGCTGTAGAACCATGTGTAGTTGTGGATGATAGACCAGATACACTTCCTGTCAATGTTTTTCCAGTTCCAACTCCAGTCGCAACGCCACTTGCCCATCCCAAAGGAGTTGGATCTGTAGCACTTGTACATCTATAAACTGAAACAGTAGTCGCCGCAGCGTCATAATCTTGTACAACCATGAAAATTGGTGTACCATCATTTGTTGTTAAAGTTTCTCCTATACAAAAATTTGTACTGGGTGCAGCAGCTAGAGTTAGGGTAGTTGTCGCATATTTTAATGCTGAAACATCAACAAATACATTACTTGATAATTCTGTAGCACCATCAGCAAGACCAGTAGTTACCACTCTGTGTTTGCTATGTGTATCCGTTAGAGTGTTTACTAATTTTGTAATTGCCATTGGTTATTCCTCATGTGCTTTACCAAGGACTTTCATGAAGCCTCTTTCTGTCCGTTGGATCTGTTTAATTGTTTTGTTTTTCTCTGAAGAACCTAGTCCTTCTATATATTTAACAAAAATCTCCGCTGTCACTGGATCAATAGGTATTTCTGACCCATCATCTAGTTCTATTTCACTATCTTTTTTAGACTTGATTATTTTTTTCAAGTCTTTTATTACATCTTCTGTGATAAATTCCCCAAAATTAAGAATGGTATGTGCTAATTCTTGATCCTTCATTGATTTCCCACCTTTTCTTTCTGCAGACCGTTGCTTCAAAATTTTCTTATATTCATCATGAGAAACCATTCTTCCCTTTTCTTTACTCCTTGGATTTTCAATATCCCCGTTTGGATCTAATAAAAATTTCCAACCATCAGGAGATTCACCATTCTTGTTATAATAATCTGTAGCATCTTTAGGATCTGTAATTGGTTCTTCTTCTCCACCTTCTGGTTCACCTTCTCCGCCTTCTGGTGATGGTTCTTTCACTTTACCACCTTCTTTTTCCCATTTTACTCTAGCACCCATATTCTTAACATCTTGAGATGCTTGCATTTTCTTTTGAAGTTTACCTACCCCTTCATCATCTATGTCTGCTTCTTTAGAACCTGGTTCAATTACTTTAGGTATTGTATCCGTTTCTCCTGTTTCTGAATTAAAAACCTTTAAATCAACTACAAGACCAGTTTTCTTATTTTGTGCTTTCTCTGATTTACTTTTCTTATATCCTTTAACTTTTTCTTTAACTTTCTTAAAAGCCTGATAACCTCCCCAAAGAGCCATCGCACCCATAAGAGTCGCAGCTATCGGCCCAATTTCTGCTATATATTGTTGTTCCGATTTGAACTCTTTGAATTTCTTCATTCCGCTTCAACTGTATTTACCTCTGGTTCCACAGGTGCTGTCTCTCCACTTGGTTCTTCTACAGGAGGCTCTGAATTAACTGCAGAATTGAACATAGATTGAGCGACTTCTGCTTTCTTAGCTTCCATCCCTTTCATAATCTTATCTGCCAATACTCCTGTAATGGCTTCTTTAACTCTTGCTCCATCTTGAGTAAGAGAATAATTCACAATATCTTCTGGTGTATAATCGCTCATAGTTTTCCCTATATTAAAATTATATCATTAGTATTTATATTTATTTAAAAACCAACATCAATTACTTGCTCTAATCTGCTCTTCATCTATATCTTCTTCTAAGACTTTTTTAAAAATATCATTGATGTTTGATTTAAATTTTTCATCAACATTATCTTCATTTAAATTCTCTCCACCTTCATGTTTATATGATGCATATTCATCATCTTCTTCTGGTGGCCCTGCAGCTGCTTTTTCCAATTCAATCTGCTTATCAATCTCCATTATTTCTTCTTGTGTCTGTTTCAAAATTCTCTTTCTAATATACTCTTTAGAATAAAAATTTCCAACAATCTCATCAGCAAAATTCATACTTTGTAAGAGATTTAACCTTTCCGTCAACATCTCTGCTTCTTTAAGTTCAGCAAATTGTGAATCTGTTTGCCATTCATAGTGGATTTTTTGTTCAATCATTCTCCAATCATTAAGTGTTAAAACCCCTTTAAGAATCAATTGCTTTTCCAAACAAGTATTAAACAAATGTCCAAAACGATTTCTTAGTCTTTCAATAAATCGTGTAAATTTAACTTCATCTCTTGTAATTTCTTGTGCTCGTCCCAGAACAAACCCAGATTCTTGTTCTAATCTTGAAGATGGTACATTAAGCGCTTTATAAAGTTTTTTCTGGAAATATATTACATCTTCTAATTCACCCAAATTTTCTCCACCAGGAAGTGTGGAAATTTCTGTTCCTCTTCCGCCCTCTCTCCTTGGAAGCCAATAGTCTTCCAACATACTCATATGCTTGCGGTCATCTCTCATTTCTCCTGTTTGAGCATCATATACCATCTTGTTCTTATACCGTGTCATAATATCTTTAAGATATTGTTCTGCCTTCATCTTTGGAAGGTTACCGACATCAATATAGAAAATTCTACGTTCTGGTGCTCTGGAAATTCGATAGATGACAACAGCATCTTCTATCATTCTAAGTTGATTAAGAGGTTTAATTGCTTTGTGTAGATAAGAAAGTACCATTTTTCTGTCTTCACTCAAAAGTCCAGAATGAGCATATGCTATTGAATCTGGGGCAATTCGTACTATTTGACCACCCTTCTTACCATCCATACCACCATCATTAAATGAAAAATATTCCTCTATTCTTGGGGTGGCTTGGAGATCTGATGGATTTTTGGGGGGTAAAATTTGTCTGACTTTTTTAATCTTTAAAGCATCTATTGGGCGAAGTTCAAGAATACCCCGTTTTGTATTATTGGGGTCTATAATGATATGATAATATAACCTACCATCTACATACCACTTTTTGAAGGTATCATATCCACCATCTCTCATTCGAAGCAAATCTATTACTTCAACAAAATTCTCTTGGATTTTTTCTTTGATGTCTGGGGAAAGATTAACATTTTCTAGATTTATTGAAACAGGGGATTCTTCTCTATCACAAACTATTGCTTCATTAACAATATCATCCACCGCCAATTCGGCCTCTGGAAACAAAGCCATTTGACGATAGCGCTGAATAAGATCCATCTCATTCTTTGCGGCACCCTCCATATCAAGGTAGGTTGCAAAAGCTCCGCCAGGTGTTCCAGAAACATCAAGTGCTCCATCATCATATTGAGGAAGGGTGAAAGAGACTTTTTCACGTGCCTCTTTCTCTTTTTGTGTTCTTCCAATAGTAAAACCAAATAATTCAACTGCCATTCATAAACTCCTAGAGGTAAGGGGCTGAGAAGCCCCCCATGCCCCTAGTTAATTGGAAAGGTTCTTCTTCTAAGTATATTTATAAACTTAAAAAGTGTCCAATAATCTTAAAAAAAGATGTCCTGGTTGTTTAGCCAGGAGTATTACTTCCATGAATCCAATAATCAAAAGCAAAATCAATAGTAAATTCTTCAATAGTATCATTAGAACCCCAATCAAGACCAATTTCTCCAAGTGCTACTGGAAAACAATTTTTAAAGAACCAAGAACCGCCACCAATTGGTGAAGCTCCTCCCTTTCTTGAATAGTGAGATATTGTCATATCTGACATTAATCCCATAGGATCTTCAGATACATTGCCTACATGAGTATTCATTCTATTCATCCAATTTTCTATTCCATTCCTTACCATGTAATCTTCATCATTAATAACGGTTACTGAAAGATTATCAAAAGTTCTGTTACCAGGAACTTTAACCATTCTTCCAAAATAAGGAACTTCTACTACCCCCATCGTGGATGGTGGAATTGTAGCAATTTTACAAAGATATCGAAAATTTGCGGGTATTGCCTGACCAACAATAAAAACCTCAAATAAATTGGGTCTAGCTCCACCCTGATTCATTCCTGATGATCTAAATGTGGAAATT